CTTCCAGCGTTCGCTTACGGAGGAAGTGCTTCACACAAAAACTAAACTAGACTTATTGTATTGAAAATATAGCTATAATCTGTGTATCACTTCTTTATAGGCTGGTTTAAATCTGATGTCGACAATAAATAGGAAAAATCAGCTCATGTTTTGTTGTATAACGTTACTTTTCTCAATGTTCTCTAGAACCTCGTCGATGAAAAGCGAACGATAGTGCGGACATTCCAGTACACCCTTTTCTTTCGCTTCCCGGTATACCTTGGAGAACAGTTTTGCTTTCTCCTTGTCGGTGGTCGGCAACTTATCTATGGGAGTGGCAAGGAACCGACACCCCCAGCCTTTGCAGGTAGGGGTGAGGGAACAATGGTTTGGAGTTTTCCACTGACATGAGCATTCGGTAATTATTTGATTCATATTTGCTATAATCGAATTGACATCAATCTTTGTGCTCATACATGTCTATTGTCTTGAAGAAATCATCCTCGTAATTATAGATGTCATCTAGGGTTTCAATAACATGTTTCACATCTTTCTTGTTTTCATCAATAGTGGCTACATACTTAGTGGCTGTATTGAAATACATACGACAAATAGGTTTGCGATTGTTGTCATCAAGCAGAATACTGAAATAAGTCTGTGCATCACGATATACTATGCGGGATATATCTACTTTCTTTCTACAGATAGCTTTTACAATTCTGTATGCATCTAACTCTTCTTCTGTAGTGACAATCTTGGATTCTGTATTTACTTCTTCTGTAGTCTCTTCTGATGTGTTTCCACTGTTTTTTGTTTGGCTTTCCTCTATTTTGGAATCACTAACTGTCAAAGCTCCTTTCAAACGGTCATTAATAATATCGTTGATATGTGAAGAGATAGCGCGTTTGACTAAAGGTGTGAATTGGTCTATTATATTTTGAAGCATTCTACCTTCATAAACTTTGGTAGCAAACATTTTCACAAAATCAGTGCTAGGCGAGGAGAATTCTTCTTGGATAATAGCCTTTAATTCTCCCATGTACTTTAATTCGCTGGCTGAGTTCAGAATATTGTCCACATCAAAGTATGATTTATGGAATTTTTTCAGTTCCTCGATTTGATTATCCCTTAAATCCGTAATATCCACTTCCAAAAAAGGCTTATCATCCATTATATTGGGTTCTTTCAAATCTGTATAGAAGCGGTAGATAATTCCATTGGTCAAAAGTCCGAACTTAGCTTTTGATACGTTGAAATAGCGTAGTAGTTGGTTATCATGTAGGTTTAAATCTTGCTTCCAATGCTTACATTCAATCAGCAATATAGGCTGGTCGTCCTTCATGATGGCATAATCAATCTTTTCTCCTTTCTTGGTCCCAATATCGCAGGTCATTTCTGGCAATACTTCCAAAGGATTGAACACATCATATCCCAGAGCATTAATAAAGGGCATGATGAAAGCATTTTTAGTAGCTTCTTCTGTCTGAATGTTATCTTTCAGCTTTTCAATTCTATCAGCAAGCTGTTTAATAGTGTCTTTAAAATCCATAGTATTTTACTTTTTAGATTGATATTATAGTCTCATATTGCGTTCAACAACCTTAATCACGTTGTATATCTCCACTACATCATCAAGGTTAACGGTGTAGTCATTGAATAACTCATTGAGCGAGTGGCAGGTGATATTACCTTTATCATCTTGGGCCGTGATTTGCTTGATGGATATGCCGTTTGTACGGTGTACAATAACGAAGTACCAGTCGTTAATATGAAGTTTGGGAAGCCAAAGGTCACGTCTTACTTCCCTTGCTAAAACCTTGTCACCATCGCAGATGGCAAGCCTGCTGTTGTCATCCATACTGTCACCTTCTGCTTCAAATATGCGGTATTTTCCGTGATAGGTCTTATCTACGATTACCGGCATTGTGGGCAAGGTGTCTATATATTCGGTATCTCCATATCCGGCGAGATAACCACATTGTGCTTTGATGTGTATAACGGGCACGTTCATGTAGCTTAAATCGTCAACTGGGCGGGCGTTGGAGTGGTACGTCTGTGATGGAGCATCGGTAAGCATATTTCCTTCACCGGTTAATAACCAAGATAGTTGAAATTGAGGATATACTTTTATAATAGCATTAGCTAGTTGAGAAGAGACTTTCTTTGTTTTACCTTTTTGGAGGTCAAATATTCTTTGATAAAGCACCCCTATCTTCTCAGCCAATGTTGGAGCTTTAATATCTAATTCAGATAAAACACTATTTATTATTTCTTGGCCTGTCATGTGATAAGATTTTTCTTATATTTGCATTGAATTTAATACATACATAATTATGTTTGATTGGTTAATGATTGCTGCTACTTTATATATCCTTGTATATATAGCGGCCACTATCGCTGCCTTTATCTTTGTCTGGAAAATATTCAAACGTCTTTTCAGAAAGTAAAAAGTAATTTTGAGGGTAAATTACTGGAATGGAAAACGACAGAGAATTTCCATATTTACCCTCTGTTTTTGCATTCATTCCAGCTGACAATACCCTCAATCCACCTTTCCCAGATACATTAGTTTCATTGTTTTCTTCTACATACACATTAAATCTTATATCTTGAACTAAAGGAATTTGATGTGTTGTCCTATCGTTTACTCTACTTGCTGATGGGCTTACAATGAATCCTTTATTCAATAATTTAATATTCGATTCAATAATCCCATCTGCGATGTTCTCTAAAGATGCCGTTATAAAGTCCTTTAATTCCATAATATTAATAAAAGTTAAATATAAGAATATTCTTATATCATTTCTTGTATTTGATATAAGAAAAATCTTATCTTTGCAACATCAACGTCAACAACGACTACAAAATAATGAAAAATAGTTGAGTTGGCAAAATTAAAGTAATACCTAAAAAGGAGTAAGACAATGAAAAAGTACGATTTACACAAGATTATGAAAGCAGCTCACGAGATATACAGAAAGTATTTCAAGCTATACCAGCTTGCTCACGGTGTACAGACTTTCGGTGATTGCTTGAAACTCGCTTGGGCTAACGAAAAGAAACGTGTTGCTGATGAAGAAGCGAGAAAGGCTGAGAAAGAAGTAATGAAAGCAGCTTTGGTACGACCGGAAAGAAGAAGTTCTTATGATTACTGCAACGCTCCAGCTTCAGCTTACTACAATCAGAACAGCAAAGGTGCCTTCGGTTCCCGTTACGTAGGCGATTAAGATAATTATTCGCAGAAAAGGCAGCTACATATACCATGCAGAACAGCTGTACGCTTAACATGAATACTTGCGCAAGTGGCGTGCAAAGCCTTGCATGGGCGAATTGAAAGATTCTCCGTCCGGTCATTGAGCCTACCCTTTGATGGGAGACGGAGAACGAGATGGAGTGATTGCCCTAAGCAATCCGTTCCAGAAAGCGATACTGGCGCTTACCCTCAATCCCAGCATAGAGGACGCGAGAGATACCCGGAGTAGCAAGAATTTGCGATGATGTCTGAATGGAAGTTCAGAACGAGCGAAAGATTTGCAACGGTGCGAAATAGGAAGCCGACATGCCCCGAACGGTCATGCAGTGAAGTACAGTAGCTGATAACTCCGGTGAGAAGAGCAGAGAGAGCTTATCGGGGCACGAATATTAATCGAAAATAGAGAGAATATGAATGAAATAATAGATTACATTAAGGACTCACCAATCGAGTATGCGATTGATGCCTTGTCTGTGAATTATGTGATACAGACTATTGTTCAAATGGTACTGTTCCCCTTTGTGCTATACTTTTGTTGGAGGGTTTTTAAAAAGATACTTCGTAACATGAAATAATTAACAGAAACTCCTTACAATAGTATATGTAACCAATACGATGATAAACAGCAGGAATGAGACATACGAACATCCTTCACAGAATACGAAGATTTTTCTTTTTGGTATGCTTTCATATACGTAAGCTTGACCGTGCGGTAATTCCCCGTTATGATATTTTCTTAGGTATTCCCGATAGGTGCGCACAGCTTGATTGCTCAACACTCTATTCTCGTATAAAGATATTCCAGAGAAAAGGATACAGAGTGCATTTACGCATATTGCAGTCACAAGGAGAAGCTTGTTGCAAAGACTGTCCTCTGAAGGACTGCTTAAAGAAATGATTACTGCAAAGGTGGTTGAAGCTACCATTAAAAGTGTTGTTTGTATTTTGAATACCCATTCTGTTCGTTCATCCAGAGAACGCATGTAGAGTCTGATTAGATTTCTTTCACTACTCATGCTTACTTAATTTTAAATGTGGCAATGCAAAGTTAAGTAAATCTCCCGAATAAAGCGTGATGCCGCCAATCAGATTGGCTCGGGAGAGCTCAAATACTAATCATTAAAATTTTATAGCGATGAAAAAGCGAATAATCACAGAAAACTACACTCCGGCTTTGAGAGATATGGAGGTAGGGGAAGTTCTAACTTTTCCGGTTAAGGCGTATAATTCCATAAAGGGGACAATTATCCCCCGATTGAGATTGGAGTTCTGCGTTGAGGATGCTGACTGGAAAGTAGGGGAGGTTGACAAGAGGAAAGGTATTTTTGATGTGGAAAGGGTCGCATGATGATTTCCCTTTCTCCTACGGAACTGCTTGTCGCGAATGAGTACTGCAAGGGGCTTGCCGACAAGGAGGTGGCGGGCAATCTGAATAAATCGGTTTGGACTGTCAAGACCCAGAAAAGAACGATATACCGGAAGTTGGGTATTTCCAAAGATACGGAACTGCTTCTGTATATGATTTGCGATAGGCTTAAGCGTGATTTTGATTTGAAGGAATTACGCAGACACGGGCTTGAATTCCTATTCTCCATTCTATTCTTATTGATGCAGGTCACTTGCAATGATATTGATTTACGGAGAATGAGAATACCATCACGGGTACGGACAGCTATGCGATATATAAGGACTGGCCGAAAGAATAATAACGACTTTATTTTTTAACGGTATGATATACGAAGTGAATGGTGATTTACGCAGTTCCATGTTGATTGACGGGACAGCGGAGGCGAGATTGGCAGACATCCTCACTATTATGGATTCTCGCACTTTTCCAAAGAGAGAATCTGAAAAAATAGTAGGAGGTCCGGGCAGGTTAAGAGTGTTGGTAAATACTCAAAGAGTGAGAGTTGAGTATAAATCTAATGGGAGAAGCTATTACAATGCTTCGGATGTGTTGAGCTTTGCAAAAGTAAGAAAGGGAAAGAACAATGAAAAGAAGAATCATTATAAACGTGCTACTGCTTAACGTATTGGCACTACCATGTTTATTGATGTTTAATGATGTAGACTCGGTAACGGGAGACTGGAATTATGGTATAAACCTTTTTGGCCTAGTGTATTCGTATTGGTTTTATCACAATGTCCTGAAAAAGGTGTTCAAGATATAGACCTCAGCGGAGGAAGTGTTTCACACATAATTAGATTGATTTAGAATTAGACATGGGAGTTGTCTCTACTCGTGAGAGCAGGGACAGACACGGGCAATTAGCTCAGCTTGGTAGAGCGGTACATGTAGTTAGTATTGGTAATTTGTCATGGTATTGTTTAAAGGTTTCATGTACAGGTCGCGGCGTTCAAATCCCGCATTGTCCACAAGCTTTTTATTGTTTAATCTATAATTCCGTTGTAAAGGACAACGTGAGGTGAGAGTCCTCATTTAAGTTTTTATTTTGCTTTTGTTTTAAGTGACTATCCCGGTGTGGCTTGACCGCCTATCCGGGAGCAACTTTATTGACCTGCCTGCCCAGTCTGTGAAGATATGGTAGGCAAATATGGGCGTTCGGTGTAATGGCTAACACAACTCATTTGAGGAGATTGGCGGTTCGAGTCCGTCAACGTCCACAATCCAAGAGAGGGTTATTTAGTAGTTTTGTCGTGTTTTATTTTTTGTTTGTGTTTCAAGGTGAACGGTTTGTGAAAATAGTTCACCTATTCTGGGAACGTAGCTCAGTGGATAGAGCACCGTGTGTGGTGGAAGGTTGAGAGTTCGATTCTCTCAAGTAGATTCTTAGCTTAATGGGAGAGCACCACAAGCGGCGGTCGGTGGTTCGAATCCATCCGTTTCTACAAGCCTTTATGAGAGAAAATCCGCTTTTAGTCCGAGAGTAGGGCGAAGATAGCGCAGGGAATCATCCGCGCAGCATCGGTTAGCCGTTGACTCTATCTGAAAGGTAATGCGAAATCGGATAGGATTAGGAGTATTTGTCGTTTGCGCCCCGGAGAATACGCTTCGGGGCTTTCCTTTGGCTATTTTTTTATTAACCACTTTAATATTTTCTATTATGGGACTTATCAAAAGACCTAACGAGCTGACCGTTAAGACTACCTTGTCAGCACTGATTTACGGCCAACCTGGCATGGGAAAAACAACTCTTGCATTATCGGCTCCCAATCCGGTATTGTTCGATTATGACGGCGGTATTCACCGTGTCAATGCCGCCCATCGTGTACCGACCGTCCAGATTACAAGCTGGGACGAGACGAACCAGGTACTTTCGTCCGAAGAAATCAAGGAGTTTTCCACTATTGTGATTGATACTGCCGGAAAGATGCTTTCTTTTATGGATAAGGCGATTATGGCAGCGAATCCGAAGATGAAGAAAGCGGATGGTACCCTTTCTTTGCAAGGCTACGGAGTACGTAAGAACATGTTCATCAACTTCGTTAACCAAGTAACCCTCATGGGCAAGTCTGTTATCTTCGTGGCTCATGAACGGGAGGAGAAAGTAGGCGACGAAAAACAGATACGTCCGGAGATTGGTGGCTCATCTGCCGGTGATTTGATTAAGGAGTTGGATTTGGTTGGTTACATGGAAGCTATCGGTAAAGATAGAACTATTTCTTTTGACCCGTGCGAGAAGTTCTACGGGAAGAATACTTGTAATCTTCCTTCTCGTATCAAGATACCCGTTATCATTGATGAGTCCGGTACCGTAACGGGTGAGAATGATTTCATGACGAAAATCATCAGTACTTATAAGGAGTATCAGACGAAGCAGACGGAACTATCTTCCGAATATGATGCAGTTCTTGATGCTATCCGTGACGCAGTGGAACAAGTGACTGATACACAATCTGCCAATTCTGTTCGGGAAGCTTTAGATACCATGACGCATATCTTTGACAGCAAGGTACGGGCAGGCATGATGCTCAATGAGAAGTGCAAGAGACTTGGCTTGAAGTTTAACAAACTCAGCAAAAAGTATGAACCAGCAGCCTAAATACAGATTCTACCCGTCACTGCTTGATAAATTCGAGCAGTATTTACGGGCTGATGAACAAGTAGAGAGCTTCTGGAATGTCGATAATGAAACGGGGGAATATAAGAAAAGTCCGGAAGTAATTGAAGCGGAGCTGAAGCAAAGCCTACTTGATGCGATAAACCGTGTCCCGTTTGAGAGTGAGGCAGCTGATAAAGGAACGGCCTTTAATGCTGTCATAGACTGCTATATCCACAAGAAAAAGCATATACCAAGCGAACGGGAGCCATACACCATTATCGGTGATGGAGAAACGAATACCATTCAGGTATATTTTCCTGCTACTGATATCGCGCCAGAGCGTAATTTCTTATTTGACCGTAGCTGGTGTATAGAGCAGTCGAAGTATTTTTCCGGTGCATTGTCCCAAGTCTTTGTGTCCGCAGTCATTCCCACTCGCTATGGTGATGTGGAGCTTTATGGGTATATAGATGAGCTCGTTCGTGATACTGTATATGATATCAAGACAACATCTAAGTATGATTTTGGCAAGTATGAACACGGCTGGCAGCGCCATGTATATCCTTACTGTCTGATTGCTTCCGGTCAGATGGAAAGCGTGAAAGCGTTTGAGTACACTGCCTATCAGATGAAGGGCGGTACCAGCCGGACGCCACTAATTAGCGGAACGCAATACCCGGAGTATTACACTTACAATCATGAGCAGACGATTAAACTGCTGACCGCTCACTGTGAGCATTTTATTGAGTTTCTGGAAGTCAACAAAGAACTTATTACGGATAAGAAAATTTTCGGGTTGGAATAATGGCACAAGAAGCAATTCTGGAAAAGGTCAACGGCGAGGTACACATAAGCAAGTCTTTTGACTTCATGTGTTCCCAGCTTCGTAATGGTCGGTATCGTGTAAAAATCGAAAGGTTCACAGAGCCAAGGACGCTGTCACAGAATGCGCTTATGTGGTTGTGGTTTACTTGTATTGAGCAGGAGACCGGGACGGACAAGCAGGATGTACACGATTACTATTGTAACCGCTTTCTCAGAAGGACTTCGTATTTCAGAGGAAAAGAAATGGTCATTGCCGGAAGCACATCGAAACTCAATACAGTGCAGATGACTGACTTTCTAAATAAGGTTCAGGCCGATGCTGCTGCCGAACTGGGAATAACGCTCCCTCTTCCGGCTGACCGTTACTATAACGAATTTATCAACGAATATAAAGACAGGAGGTAGAAATGAATATCACCAAAGCAAAAATCACGAAAGACAACACGCTTGTTGCCTCTTTCAAGAACGAGAATGAGGACAATGTAACCATTGAGGGAAAGAATCTTATCCATAAGGATTTGCGTGCAGCGTTTAACGAATTGATTCCTCACCTTGCTTTCCTCTGTGAGCAGAAAGAAGCTGATGGAAAGGACTCCATAGATGAACTGCCGGAAGAAATCTTCTCTACATTCGAGGTCACGGGCTACACAGTTAGCGGTTCGGATGACAATGAAGGTGTGGTATTGGTTGGAAAACGTTTTCTTAAAAGTAAGAAGGTGCTTAACCTTATAGCTCCGTTTACCATGTTCAACAATGAGAACGAGGAATATAAGCATGCATTCGAACTGCAGCAGGCAATTGAGGCATGTATTTATGAGGTGGAACAGTATCTTACCGCTAAGAAATGGGCGGTAGTCCAGCAGGAACTTCCGTTCGATGGGGATATTCCTACGGACATTGCAGCCGACCCGGTGGGAGATGCTGCATTTGAAGAGGAAGCGAATGAGTTCCTTAAACAAGTAGTGGAACAGAGTGGCACTACTCTGACGATTGACGGGAAGAAAGTGAAGCCGAGAAACAAAAGTAAAAAAGTGAAGATTAAAGAGCCGGCAGCTTGATATGGCAGCACCTTTTTGTATCACCAAATATCCGGACGGCTTCAAACTGAAATTCATGTATCATCCGATGTTGGTTAAATGCGTGAACAATATTCCATCAGTCAAGGCTAACGCAAAGAAAGCATATCTTTTCAATGAAAAGGCGTGGTGGGTTGACTTGGCTGATGAATGGTATGTTGATACAATGGCGAAATGGGCGGTACAGCAGGGATTCTGCGGTTCCGTGCAACGGTCGGAGCAAAGAAAGGTCGATATGAGTTTTGACATTACTCCGATGCCGCAGCTGACCGTTCCCCACGGATTGCTACTTGAACCGTACGATTACCAGAAGGAGGGCATAGCCTATGCTCTGGCCCATAAACGGTGTATCTTCGGTGACCAGCCGGGACTCGGTAAGACCTTGCAGGCAATAGGCACGGTGACGATTGCAAAATCCTATCCGTGCCTTGTTGTATGTCCGGCAGCACTTAAAATAAATTGGCAGCGTGAGTTCAAGAAATTTGCTGGAAAGCAGGCGCTAATCCTTGATGATAAGAACAAAAATACTTGGCAGCGCTTCATTGAAACCAAGTGTTGTGACATCTTCATCACTAACTACGAGAGCTTGAAAAAGTTCTTTGTATTGGATGTGAAGAATGATACGCGGTTTACGCTGAAATCAATCACCTTTGACCCACGTATAACCCTTTTCAAGTCTGTAATCATTGACGAGTCGCATAAGTGCAAGTCTACCAAGACCCAGCAGAGCAAGTTTGTTGAGGGCATTTGTAAAGGCAAGGATTTCATTCTTGAACTGACGGGAACACCGGTAGTGAATGACAATACTGACATTATACAGCAACTCAAGATAATGGGACGGTTGGAGGATTTTGGAGGGTATAAGACATTCACCGAACGTTTCTGTAATGGGCCGAAGAAAGCCTCCAATCTGAAAGAACTGAACTGGCGCCTTTGGAATACCTGCTTCTTCCGGCGTGAAAAAGCTAAAGTGTTGACGCAGCTTCCAGACAAGACACGTCAGTATATTGAGATGGATATCACTACGCGGTTGGAGTATGAGAAAGCGGAAAGCGACCTCATACAATATCTGCGTGTCTACAAGAATGCGGATGATGAGAAGATAGCCAAGTCCATGAGGGGCGAGGTAATGGTTCGTATGGGCATTCTGAAAGCCATCTCTGCACGTGGGAAAATCAAGGCGGCTGCCGAATTCATACATGACGTGATAGATGGAGGCGAGAAACTGATTGTCTTTGCCTACCTAAAAGAAGTAGTGTTGGAACTGAAGAAGATGTTTCCCAAAGCTGTAACGGTTACGGGTGAGGATAACGCTACGCAGAAACAGATGGCCGTCGATGCTTTCCAGAACAATCCGGATTGTACGTTGATTATCCTTAACTACAAATCGGGCGGTACCGGGCTCACCTTGACTGCTTCCAGCCGTGTAGCCTTCATCGAGTTCCCATGGACTTTTTCTGACTGTGAGCAGGCAGAAGATAGGGCACACCGTAATGGGCAGAAGAATAACGTTAACTGTTACTACTTTCTTGGTAAGAATACCATTGATGAATACATGTATGATGTTATCCAGCGAAAGAAAGGTATAGCTAACGGTGTTACCGGAACGGATGATGTGGTTAAGGAGAATGTAGTAGATATGGCTATGGACTTATTCAAAGGAAGATTATGAGAAAGAAACAAACTACACCGCAATCGGAAAGTCAGATACAGCATAGCTGTCTGACTTGGTTCCGGATTCAATACCCGTCTTTGAGTCTTATGTTGTTTGCTGTCCCAAATGGTGGCAAGCGTGATGCCAGGACTGGAGCACAAATGAAGTACGAGGGAAGTGTAAGGGGTGTTTCCGATTTGATACTGCTTGTACCTAAGAAAGGATTTTCCGCTCTTTGCATCGAAATGAAGAGACCGAAAGGGAAACAAAGCGAGGAGCAGATAAGATGGCAGAGAGAGGCTGAAAAGTTCCGAAATAAATATGTGGTATGCCATTCTCTTACTGAGTTTATGAATGAAGTCAATTCTTACCTATTATGACCTATATAGATTATATCAATCAGTTTTGGCAAATTCGACGATATAAGCCGATGACGGCATATGAAGCAGACTTTTACTTTTTTCTATTGAAAGAATGCAATATCCGGAACTGGCTTTGCCCATTTGAATTACCAACACGTCTAATCCAAGCCGAATTAGGTTATAGTAACAAGACTATAATTGATTTGCGCAACCGATTGAAGCAAAAGGGGCTGATTGAATTCATTGAAGGCAATAGGAGAGAAAAGGCAGCGGCTTATATTTTGGTTTCTGTAGGTAACCAAAGTAGTAACCAAAGTAGTAACCAAAACGGTAACCAAAACGGTAACCAAAGTGGTAACCCTTTATATAAGACAAAGAATAAGACTAAGAGTATAGGGGAAGATAACTCTGGCGAGTTATTCCCACCCGACCTACCACCGACAAAGAAACCCGTTAAGCCTAAAGTGGAGTTTATACCACCTACCGCCGAAGAAGTGCGGGAATATTTCCGGGATAAACTTCCCGATTGGGAACTGCAAGCGGATATTTTCTACAATCACTTTTCCGGTCTCGGTTGGAAAACTGCTACCGGTGCCAAGGTGGAACGTTGGGACAGTCGGGCCAATCTTTGGATAATCGAGAAAAAACAACAGGACAATGGAAAAACAGAAAATCAAGCCCAAAGACAAAACAATCGGGATGCTGATAAGGCAGCAAAGGCAAGAAACCTCCTTGACGAATATGCAGCCATCGAACAGGGAAGTAATGCTATCAGCCATCAAGGAGAAATACCCGACCTTTAGTAAGGCTTCTGCCGTATATTCGACATCACTCCAACCGCTACTTCTTGCCGATATTGAGAAAGCATACAGTGAGAAGTCCCCCACGCTGTCAGACCTTGAACGGATGTACGGATATGGTTCCTCGTCTCTGTGGGTAAAGACGCAGTTACTGACCATTGATTTTGCTTCTTCCACGAAAGAAGGCGCTGATGAAAATGCCTTAAATGAGTTTTCACGTCTGCTCGTTGCCCAGTACCACTACATCAAGCTGACGGAGTTCATTTTGTTTGTCGCACGGTTCAAGCTAGGAAGGTATGGTAAGTTCTATGGTTATTTCGATACGATAACTGTTGGTGAGGCGTTCCGGAAATTCCTTCGTGAAAGGGGGGAGGAGTTGGATATTATCATCCGCCGACATAATAACCGTGTGATGGAAAAGCAACAATCTCCGGTAGAGCGTAACCATCAACCGCCCGATGATTTACGGGCAAAACTGAATCTGAAATGAAGAATATAAAGTTGATAGCGACTATTCTGTCAATCCTGGCAGCGTATGCCGCTTTTTATTTTGTCTGTTATTGGATAGCGGACTACTGTTTAAGAACTTGTTTGTAACGCAATTATGGAAAACAAAACTTTCAAAGAAGCTATCAAGAGTCATCTTGATGAACGTGCCGAGACTGACGAACTGTTCGCCAAGTCCTACGCAAAAGAAAACAAGAATTTGGATGAGTGCTGTTCTTACATCATGGGAGAGGCACGGAAACGGGGCTCTGCCGTAGCCATGACAGACGAGGAGGTATTCGGGATGGCTATCCACTATTACGATGAGGATGACATCAAAGTGAGCAAGATGCCTGCTGGACTCCGTGCATCCATCTCCACGCTTCAACCCGTAGAACTGACGGAAGAGGAGAAGAAAGCGGCTCGTGAAGCGGCGATAAAACGTTTGACCGAAGAGCAATATGCATCGCTTAGGAAAAAAACGTCACGGACAAGGAAAGGAGCAACTGAAATACAACAGATGTCATTGTTCTAAAGTTATGAAACCGAGGACGAAATTAGAAAAGTATGTCGTGGAGCTGGCAGGCAAGCTGCCGCCATTGACGGATGCGCAACGGAGATATGCCATTTCTCTGTTCCCTCAAGTGGGTTACTACTTGAAGAAAGGTGAAGTGTGGTGCCAGTGTTGCGGCTATATCGACACGGTGAGCAAACCGATGCTGGCAGTGTCGTTGGAAATGGAATCTCACATTTGCCCGAACTGCGGGAAATCATTGAATTTGGAACACAGACATAGCAGGAAGGCCAATTCCGAAGAAAGACTCTATTCGGTAGTGCAATCCTTCCGTGGCATGATGGTAGTACGGACATTCGATGTGCTGCGTGATAATGTGTATGGTTGCGATACCCATATGTACATCCATGAGGTATTCCAGAATTGGATAACGGATGACGGCAAGGAAGTGATAACCGGGAAGAAATACACCCGTAGTCCGTTTCATTTCAGTTGGGATTACGATAGCAAGACAGATGTTAAGCAGCACAACGGAAGTGCTTCCGGGTATTACGAGATGAACGATGTCTTTGATGTGACGGGAAATTTTCTCTATCCGCGTGCATCAGTCACTCCCTTGCTCCGGCGCAACGGTTGGATGGGGCGATTATTGAAGATGGTACGGGTTTCTGTTGTGGATACTATTTGCCAGCTGCTTACCAACCCCTTAGCCGAGACTTTGGCAAAGACCGGGCAGTTGTCCGTCTTTGAATATATGTTACGTAAGGGCAACTACGAGATACCGTTCCGTCATGCGTTGAATATCTGCAACCGGAACCGTTACATCATCGAGGACGCTTCTTTATGGTTCGACTATCTGGAAGCGTTGTCCTATCTCGACCTTGATACCCATAATGCTAAATATGTTTGCCCTTCCAATCTTCAGGAAGAGCACGACAAGATGATGGAGCGCAAGCGCAGGGTAGAGGTGAAGCGTAATGCAGAGAAAAGACGTAAGGAGGCTGCTGAGTGGGAGAAGGTGTACAAGGAGGATAAAGGGAAGTTCTTCGGTGTGTGCTTCGGTGACGGTGAGATAATGGTGACGGTGATAAGCAGTGTTGCCGAGATAGCGGAAGAAGGTGTGGCAATGCACCATTGCGTATATGACAATGGTTATTACAAGAGGCCGGATTCTTTGATACTTTCTGCAAAGGACACCGAAGGAAAACGCATCGAGACTGTGGAACTGAATTTGAAAACTTTGAAAGTAGAGCAGTCAAGGGCGGTATGCAATGGTGTTTCGCCTTATCACAATCGTATCATTGGTCTTGTGGAAAAGAATATAAATCTAATTAAACAACGAATGACAGCATGAAAGAATATATAGAATTTCTGAAAGACAAGATGGCCATCAGCCATCAGACCGGGTTTGAAGTCAATCTGGATGAATTAACCCCGTCGTTATATCCTCATGTGAAAGATACAGTCCGCTGGGCGGTGTCCGGCGGTTGCCGTGCCATATTTTCCAGTTTCGGTATGCAGAAAACCGTTACTCAGTTGGAGATACTTCGGGTAGTCCTGAAACACAAAGGTGGCAAAGGACTGATAGTATGTCCCAAGCGTGTAGTCGTTGAGTTCCTTACACAAGCGGAACAACATCTGCACATGAAAGTGACCTATGTACGAACTATGGCTGATGTGATGGTATGCCCGACTGACATCATGGTTACGAACTACGAGCGTGTACGCGACGGTGAAGATGGTGTAAGAATAGAACCTTCCTACTTCACCGCAACATCATTGGATGAAGCGAGCGTATTACGTGGTTTCGGTACCAAGACCTATCAGGAGTTCCTTCCCTTGTTTGCGGATGTTCCCTACCGCTTTGTCGCCACCGCCACGCCATCGCCCAACAGATACAAGGAGCTGATACATTATGCCGGTTATCTCGGTGTGATGGATACCGGGCAGGCGCTTACCCGTTTCTTTCAGCGTGACAGCACGAAGGCGAATAACCTTACCCTTTATCCGCACAAGGAGAAGGAGTTCTGGTTGTGGATAAGTACATGGGCGTTGTTCCTCACCAAACCGTCCGACCTTGGTTATCCCGATACCGGATATGAATTGCCGGAACTGCGTGTACATGAAGAAGTGGTTAGTGTTGACAACTCCACAGCAGGAACCGACCGTGACGGACAAGTGAAGATGTTCCGTGAGGCTGCTCTCGGACTTTCCGACGCAGCGAAAGAACGCCGGGACAACATGCAGGAAAAGATTGCCCGTGTGGTAGAGATTATCAACCGCCCGGAAAACAAGAACGACCATTTCCTTTTATGGCATGACCTGGAGAATGAGAGGAAAGCTTTGTGTGACGCCATACCCGGCTGTAAGGCTGTATATGGCTCGCAGGATGATGAGGAAGCCGACGAAGTGATAGCGGACTTTAAGGACGGCCGTCTGAAGTATTTGGCTGC